CCAAGAATTACGTTAGAATTTGTAACAAGTAAGCCACCAACATTAATTTGTGTGTTGAAACTTGTTCCGTTACCAGTAACAATTGTGCTTGCATTGCTTGTAGTAACATTACCTAATGCAGTATGTACAACAATAGGTGTTGGTAGTGCATCATAATAACACATACCGCCTAATGGATATGGGTTTGCTGAGTTACCTAACGCTTGTTGAACATAATCAATTGTTTTGATTGCGCCTGTTGAAGTATTAACAGAAGTAACTTGTGCGTATGCGCCAACACCAGAACCACCGGCCAATATAACTGTGTCACCCACAGAATAACCAGTACCGCCGTATCTAATTCTAACAGGTGCAAGAATGCCTAGATTAGCAAGATTTGATTGTGAATATTCATCTTCATTATAAAATGTATTAACTTCTAATGTTGGTGGTTGTGTGAAACCACCACCTTGATTCTCAACAATCAAAGAAGAAATTGGATATGTTTGGAAACTGGTGAAACTAAATGCATTACCCATCGGAGTATTTGCATTTGTATATGCTATATTGATGGTATTTGCACGAGAATTTGAAACATAACCATGCAATTGTTGTTGCAGATTAGGTGTACCAACAAAATTGTTTAGTTGGAGTATTACGTTTCCTGTACTATTTGTGGTAACACTTACTACACCGGCACTGAATGAACTATTTGCAAGGTTTGTTCCTTGATAAACACCTTCACCTTTATAAAATTGACCATTGCTATATTGAATACGAACGTTATTTGTTCCTTGGCCTTGCCAAGCAAGAATATATCTTTGTGCACCGGTATTTGCACCATAAATGAATGCTGAATTAGAAATTGTTCCCGTTGTATTTGAAACCAACAACAATACGTTGTTTGCTGGATCCATGTTTACAACTTTACCGCTAAATGTATTTGATGCTAATGATGTACCTTGATAGATATATTCACTGTTTGCAAATTGAACTGGTGCATTGACTGTTAAAAAATTACCGGAAGCAAAGTGATAGTTGTTTGCACCTAATAAAATATGTTCTTTTAATAAGAGACTATCAACAGGAACATATGTGGCATTTGCTGCACCAACTGGATCTAAACCACCAACAATCACCAAAGGTGCTTTAGGGCTTTCACCAACAAGATTTGTAAATGTTATCTCTGTGTTTGCACCACCAACAATATTGTTTGGTGTTGAATACGTGTAACCATATCCTTCATTGTCTGTGTGAATAGCTTGAATAGAACCTGTTGTAACAGAACCAATAACTGCTGTTGCACCAACTGGATTTGGTGTGTTTGGATTTAGACCACCATAGAATACAACTGGATCACCAATTGAGTAACCTAAACCTCTATTATTTCTATCAATAATAATTTGGCTAATCTGACCAACAATAAGTGCTGTAAGTGTTTCTGAACCAACTGTTCCTGCTGGAACTTGTTGACCGTGTTTAAAATAAACTGGTTGATTTCTATTATCTACAACAGTAACAGTTTCACCAGATTGGAATAAACGTTCAATGTTTGAGATGAAAACTTCTGTTTTGGTGCCATCAAACGTGGCTGCTTCAATTGTAGCAATAGATTTAGAAATATTGCCCAACATGCGGAAGTTTTGTATGTTCAAGAAATTTGGATCGGCCGTGGCTAGTTTTAAACTTCTTGGTACATACCAATTACCGCCAGATGCTTTAAGTACCGCATCTTTATTGTAAAAGATGTCTACATCAGAATTGTAAAGAATTCTAAACAGGAACTTGAATGATTCTGGTGTACCTTTGTTTTGATATAACTGTTTGGCTGTTTTGATTGTTTTGACCGGGTCGGCCAGAATGTCCTTTGGAAAATAGGACATGAAATCGTTAAGATAATACTGCAAGAAGTCTTGTGTGGTACTATCAATGTCCATAAGAGATGGAATACTCTTGGAAAAGTCTAAGACATTACCTTGTTCTTCCATCCATTCATAATACGCCTTTAAGAATAGAGTGAAATTGGCGTAGTTTGGATCCTCACTAATGAACTTAGGGAGTTCGTAAGGTACCAGTAACGATGTTTTCTGATTACTTTGTATCATTTACTTAAATCTTTGCTGAGACAGAGACAGTTATCGCCGCTGGATCGTATGGGTCTATAGTAATAATTCTATTTAATGATGAAGAAATTAAGCTTGTTGTTGGTTTAGCAGTCACAGTTAATTCTCCCAAAGGATTATCAATATTGATTGGATTTAAACCAACCATTGTGATGATACCTTTTTCATAATCAATAGTACCTGCATTGTTACTTACAACAACTTTACCTGATGTGTTACTGTTATAATATGTTCTTAGTGTGCCCAATTGGCCTGTTAGATTAACAACAAGAGAAGCACCTTTACCTGTTGTATCACCTGGTGCAGGAATAACTGTTGCAACCGCTGAAGTATAACCAACACCGTTATTTGCTACAGTAACACTGGCCAATGAACCATTGATAATAGTTGCATATGCATTTGCACCTTGACCATCACCAGAAATAATAATTGATGGTGTTTGTGTGTAATTGTAACCTGTTGTTGCTATGGTAACAGATTCAACCGAACTTGTAGCAGAAGGAATTTCTTCATAGAACACACCATCAATTGTGTTGATTGTGTTTGCTGGATCAATAACTCTAATACCAGGAGAACTAGAGATGCCACTACCATACACACCACGTTGTAATGGGCTATTGAATACTAATGTGTATGTTGTTGCTGTTGATAGTGAAGGATAGAATTTCTTCTGCACGTTAGTAGTAAAATCCGCACTAATGATAGAAGGATCAAAAGTATTCATAACCTTCAACACATCATACGTATTGAATGTTGAATTAAATGTGTTCAAGTTGTTTGCAGCATAACCATAGATTGCTTGCTGAATGCCTGAAATTAAACCTGATGGTGTCAATGCTGTTTGTGATTGGTGATAAACTACGTTTGCATTAACTTGAATGTATGTATAGTCTGGATCCACAATGACAGGTTCAACTGTGACCACACTGATTGGTTTAATAATGTTGTTAATGATTAATGATTTCTGTGTCTGAGTTAAATCATATGCACCGGCTGGTTTCAATGAAATAAAGACTTGACCATATGCTGGTGGATTGTTTTCTTCACCACCCCAAACGGACACAGCATCAAATGGTATACCTAGATTGTTTTGTTGTAAAGCGGTGATGTAATCGTTTTTGCTAACCGCTCTACCTTGAGCCGCAAACGCCTTTGGTGCTTGGAACTTAATAGATTGAATAGATTCTCTATCCATACCTTGAGATGCTGCCTGGAACGGTGTTACAAGCACGGAGGTATAATTGCCACCATTCACTGAATCCATTAGTGTGAAATTATTTGCCAAACCACCAGCAGAACCTGCGGTAGAAATATATTTTACGGTAATAATATTGCCATCCGACAACTGTAGTCCTAGAATGCCATCACCAAAATAGATTTGGTAGTTGCCGTTGATTGCTTCTTGTAAGAAATATACAGTATCTGTTGGTCCAAGTGACAAATAATTTGATGTGGGATTAAATATCTGTGAGTAACTGTTAGTTGAAGATTGTTGTACCGTTACTATCATTGTAGAAGTGTCAATACTTGCATCAGGAATTTCAAAAATGTAATTTGGATTGGTTGTTGAATTTACGGTATAATTGTATATTGAATATGTACCTTGTTTAATTTCAACACCATTGAATGTGGCCACATTGTTATTTACAGCAACTGTATTGTCTTCTGTTGTAACATAGTTATAATTGACACCTTGAATTGCTTCTGACATGAAGTTTGTATATCGTGGCAGAGTAAACAATGGTGTTGTAACACCAGAAAATGTCAAATTGATAAGTGCGATAGGTCCAATGGATGATTGTGGTACATAATTTAATAGTTTTGCATGTGACACCACAGAAGAACGTTGGATTGAAGAATCCAAGAACATTTCATTGGCCACCATGTTCAAATAGAATGCATTATACTGTGTATTGTATGCTAAAACATCCAATAGAGTAGACAAAGATGAACCGGTAAAGTTATAATCTTTAAATGTGTCTTGGGATTGCAGATAGTTAATGAAGTTTTGTTTAACACTGCTAAAATCTAGACTAGCAACTTGAATATTTGTATTAGATGCCATTATCTGGACCTTTGAAGAAGAAGATTTAACGTTGTTGGTGATGTATTATTACCAATGAAAAAACTCACATCCGCAACAAAAGAGTTTTGGTCTGGTGACAATGTTACAGTCACATTATATATGGACGCTCTTGGCTCAAAGTTTGTAATGACATTCTTAATTTCATCTGATATAACACTTGCGGTCAAATTGGTTGCTGGTTCAAACAACAATGCAGACATATTTGAACCAACGGAAGGCTGAAAAGGACGCTCATAGAAGTTGGTTGACAACAAATTTCTTACGGAAGCAATGACGGCCTGGTCGTCAAAACGCATTGCAACATCACCAGTTACTGGTGTTCTGTTGAATGTTAAGTCCAAATCTGAATATAGGTGTTGTATTTTTGCCATCTACTATTTATCAGTTTAAATTGGAGACTAGGGAAGGTGTGCCAATATAATTTTTCAACAAATAGTTCTCAGATTGTCCCAAACTGTTAAATTGTTGCACGGTTGTGAAGTCTGAAACAACATTTGCAGAATTTTGGAAGAATTGTGAGTCTTGTGCTGGATAGGTTGTCATCAAATAATATGTTTGATATACAGTATTCATCAAATTTTGTGCATTGGCTACGTCTATTGAGGTTGTATTTGCCCAACCAACCACACCATTTCCTACAACAGTAATTGTTGTTGCAAGATAATTTGTTATTGTATTCATTGTGGTATACAGAGAACTTAAAGTATTGCCCAAGGTTATACTTGTAAAGTTGCCCATGATAACAGAATTATTTTGAACGCCATCAGTTTGGTTTGTCAGATAAGATAAGATTTTACCTTGTGACATTGCTGTTTTATAGTGTGGTGTTGTTGTATCTGAGCCTTGGTCAACAACATTGGATTCTCTATTGGTGACGTATAGGTAGTTATTTGCTGTTGTGCTGGATAGTGTTTTTACTGTGCTATAGACATTTGCCAAAGCAGTATTTGTTGTAGAATTGGACGAAGTTAAGTTATTTGCAATAACGTTTAATGTGTTTGCTACTGTCCAAATAGAAAGTGTTATATTGGCCACAGGATTCTGGAAATAGTTTCCTACTGTTCCCGAGGCTACAGCATTTGCTTGCCAAGGACTTAAAAGATTAGGCACCAAACTCATTTGAGTTGTGACATTGCTACTGTAATTAGTTACAGATGCCGCAGTCGTTGGGTCACTTGAGTTGAAACCTAATCTTCCATAAATGCTACTCATAATATTATGCTCCTATTTCACGAGGTATTGGTGGACCTGTAGGTCCTTTTGGTGATATGTGAATGTGAGTATTGTGTAAACCCAAATTCAATGTATCAAATGCCCACATGGCTTTCATTACACCAAATAAAGCCAACGGTGCTGATGTAGAGACTGTCGCATTCACTTGACCAGGTAAAGGAATACCAGGTCCTGCTTGAACACCACCAAATTCTGTAACAAATCCCTGTGGACCTGCACCGACACCAAGTAACGCATCGATGCGTCCTGTTGAGGTAATCTTCTGTGCAACAATTTCACCATCGGTATGTAAATCGCCTTTGATATGCACATAATCACCAGTCTCAACTTTTAAACCACCACCAATAGCACCACCGCATTGTAGAACGGTGTCTGATTGTGAAGTCATGTGAATTAAACCTTCAGAGGTAACAGACATATCACCTTTGACATGCAACTCATAGTTACCATCAACCTGTTCAATCTTATCTCCAACCACATGCATATTCACATCACCATAGACTGTGATGT